GAGGATCCTTCTATTAAGAGCTTTAATGGTATGTATTTAGTAACCAGCATTTTATCATCTGGATAACTCATTTATGAGCGCTAATGTGGAATCAGTGGACTTATAGGTACTATATGTGAATGATAGAAGAAATTGCAGCTGAGAATCCCATATATTGAAATCTGGATAGAGTAAAACTAAGTATTTTACGGTCCATTGAGTAACTTATATGTTATTAAACTACGCCAACTTCTGGGCAAAACAAAGGTTCTAATATTGAAACAAACCATGATACCAATACCGACTATAGATAAAGGAACACCAGTTCATAAAAGCAGTTTGAAGCATTTAGACTCACTATTTGGTGCTTTACAACTGGCTTTAAATCTACGGACATCAAAAGAGATGACTCCTGATCTAATATCCATTTTGGCTTCATTACATACACGACTTGTGGGTGTAGTCGAGCGAGATGGGAAAAGAGCTATATCTCTTTATAAACAACTGAGTGCTTATTTTGTTGATTACATAAGAGGTATAAAGCCTAAGAGTACTGGCTGGATGCCTTATGATTGGAATTTAACGCATAATAGACCAGCGTTATTAGTGGATCTTCTAGCGTGGTATGACTCTTATAGACCAGCAACAGGTATAGATGATTCAGAGTTCTGGTTCCATTTACAAGTGGTTCATACGTTCTTACAAGGCCATCGTGTAATCCTAACACCTATGGAACCAAAGACTGGGACCATTACTGAACCATCTGGAATAAAAGAATTACCGAATTATACTGAGAAGTGGCCAGAAGTGATGTCTAGATTAGGGATAACACCGGACGAATTCCAAAGAGTATATAAAAGCAACTGTGCGAAAGCGGGGTTTTCTATAATCACCACTGCTGGTCCTAACGGACAAGCAACATGGACAGCTGATATTGATGCGAAAGCTATCAAAATGGATCCAAATCTATTCAATAATATGTATCAGTTTGCGGAAGCGTCGAACTTAACATGGATGATCCAAATGCTTCTAGGTGTCGTCGAGGTACCTTATCACCTGTCAGGTAGAACAATGAATACAGCTCCGATAGCAGGTAAAATACATGCAATCCAGGAATGGGGAGGTAAGACCAGAATGGTGGCCATATTGGACTACTGGACTCAGGCCATTTTATCGCCTTTACATGATACCGTAGCTTATTTTATACGAAGACTAGATGCTGATGGGACATTCAACCAAACAAAAATAATCGATAGGGTTCAAAAGTGGACTGGTGATTCAGGTGTTGAGGTTTATAGTTATGATCTAACAGCAGCCACAGACAGGATTCCTATCGGTATTCAAACATCCCTTTTAACTTATTTATTCGGATCATCTACTATGGCTGAGAACTGGGCTCAGATCCTAACATGCCGTGAATATCAGACACCTGACGGTAGTATGATAAAATATGCCGTGGGACAACCAATGGGAGCAAAAAGTTCTTTCCCTATGTTAGGTCTTATACATCATGCGATAGTACAATTAGCCGCTATAGACGCAAAAGTGGATAAATATTCAAACTATGTGGTCTTAGGTGATGACAACACTCATGCTGATAAAGCAGTAGCCAACCAATACAAGAAGATAATGAAGAATATAGGTGTTGAGATCAATGAATCGAAATCAGTAGTCCCAGTTAAAGGTGCTCTAAGTGCAGGGGAGATTTGTAAAAGGATTTTCGTTGCAGGAAGGGAATTAACAGCTTTACCTGTGAAAGCGCTGGTTAAAACTAACATGGCAGGACATCTTGCACCTACACTGCAGAATCTTCTAGTTGAGAGAGGTTTAGCAATACGGAAGGGTGATATGCCGGCTTTCTTTTACGGATTGATTCCAGACAAAAAGGCTATATTGGGGTTGTTTATGTTAAATAAAGTGGATACATCAATCTCAGGCTTGAAAGATACTTTTGAGGTTACTTATGATAACTTAAATTATGACAAGTGGTTCGAACATCTTAAGTTGACAAATGAGAGACTTTTAGAGGCACATGTTTATGCTTTGGTTACTGAGCAACTGAAGAGAGTAGATTCATTACTGAGAGCAACAATGGTTATGGGAGATACAATTCAAGCAATGGTTGATTCAGGAGGTACTCTAGAGTGGCCAGCTGAATTGTTTGTTGGAATGGATGCTAAAGCAAAGGCCGAGACAGTTGCAAAACTGCCAAAGTTAGTGTGGTGTCATCCTGTAGTTGCCGCAGCAAATAAGGAGTTAGATAGGGTTTTAAGTCATTTAACAAATTTAAGAGCAGGAACTCAAGGTATAGTTAATAAAGCTAAAACAGGTCTTCTAGATATACTCCGGAATAGTCTGTCCGAGATATGGATGGGAGAAGCTGAGAAAACCTCAGTTGTACGACGCTCAATCTTCAATGCAATGATGGCTAATCTGAAGAAGCTGAATAAGATAGATGTCAAAGAAGGCAAGGTTCGCGAACTTGATTTCTCGATACTATTAACTCATGTTCAACGGATGTGGACAGTTCATTGGGAATTCGGTAAGTATCCAGTTATAAATGCTGTTAAAACGAGAGTTTCAACTTCTGTAGATAATATCAAAACAGATCTGGGGAAAGTATTCGATAAAGTAGACGTAGGAGATCTACGTTTATAAACTGGTTCAATTTTATGAGTAGTAATCTAACCTAGGTGATTGGAGGTAAGACTAGACGCCCTTTTTAGGTAGTGGTCTGAGGCGAATGTGGGATAAAG